AATTGTTTTCTGGTTCGCTTCGATATCACGGGCAAGAGCCTGACGGTCTTTTTGCTGCGATTTGCGTACAGCGTTTGCTTTATCGGCACCTTTTTCATCAGTGCTTCGGCCCATGATTTGGTCAACAGCGTCATCCATTTGTTTAATTTGCCGGCGGTCAACTTCGATATTTTCTTTTGCCGTCTTAATTTTCTCATCATATATTGCAATCCGACTTTGCACATCACCCGACACCAAGGTCTGGTCACTGTGTGCTTTGCTTAAGAATCCAAAAATACCCAAACTGGTAATAAACATCAGAATAGCCACTGCCACTACTGCATAGGTTTTCATCAGTATGGGCAGGCGAGTCCAGTATTGCTTGACCCAACTTGCGGTTACCAGTTTACCAATTTCTAGGCTAACGCCCATGACCATGATGGGAACGGCTGCAGCACTAAAGATGGCCATCAAGCCCATAACCGAATAATAAATGGCCACCGCACTAATGGTCAGGCCAGAAAGTAATAGTAGTACTGCAAGTATCATAGTGTGTATTTACGTATTGTTAGATACGAATTATAATACAATAGTTGATAAAAGTCAATTGATCACACACGGTCTTCTGCCGAAATAGCAATAATTGGTAAACCTGCGTTGCGTTGCATGATGGATAATTCGTTTGATTCTGAGTCACATTCACATGGTGTGCTTCCACAATCAGTGCAGCCTGATTGGCCAGCAATTTGTTTTAACAATTCAAGTTCTTGTTGCATTGGGCTAACAAATGGTTGTACATTGACTTGTGCATTGTCTTCTATTTGGTCAGTGTCGGTCACAGGTTCCTGTTGACCGTCTATCAAGTCTGCTAGTTTACGTAGTATTTCTGAAGCGGTCATAATATTATTTCCAAGGACGGCCCTTGACTAGGCCTCCAACGTGACTTTGTGTGGTCACCGCGTTACCAGAGTAGACTGTAGGCAACTCTGTGGTATCTAGTGTGTGCCGTGCTCGATAACCTGTGCCGGCAGCCGCACGTTTTGTTTGCGCCAAGGACAATTTGGCAGCTTGGCGTGCTTGTTTGGTTGCTAGATGTGAGATTCCGTTTTGTGACATAGTTATTTGTTATATAGTAACTGTTGTCTTTTAAATTACTAATAAAGTATTTATGAAATTATTTAAACTCCATCCAACCTGTTAATATGTACTTAACACCAGTTAACGGGGGATTGCCTCGGTGTGCCCAGGGATAATTGGGAGGGAATATAACCAAGCGCCCTTTTCTAGCAGGAACACGACGGGATTGATACAAAAACTCAGTTTCTCCACCTTCGTCTACATCATTGAGATACAGTATGTACACACCTGTACGTCTACTCATTAGATTACTGCCATCCTCGCTGTGCCAAATGTGGTAGCCACCACCGGGGATAGTTTTTTGAAGTTTGTATGTATAAATTGTAGTTGGGCCGTAGTCTTGCAATACGCTGAATCTACCACTATAGTCAGCATAGCATTCATCCCAAAATACCTGGTTAAATTCAGACATGTAACCCTGTATATTAGGCCACATAAAATTAATTTCTTGAACACTTATTGGATTTAGGCCTACTGAATCATCATTTTTAATTCGTTCAGCTTCGGGTCTAGCAAATGTTCTATTATTGCGTTGACACCATTCAAAATATTCAATTAAATTATCACAAAATTCATCACTGAAATAACCGTCGTATATGCCAATGAAATCTTCGATTAATACTTTTTTAGTCACGGTGTTCCTTTAAACAAATGCCGGGCCGGTTGCCCATACTACTAAACTTTTTCTTATTCCAGCAGTAACTGGTGTTACTCTGTGCAAGGTATAACTAGGAAATGCAGCTATTATACCTCTTTCTTTTACTACCTGTTGTGGGGTCGAACTTGTCATTATTTCTAAGTCGCCACCCTCGTAATCCGCAGGATCACTTAATTGTAATACCAAACTAAATTTCCTAGGTGGCATCCCATCAATAGTTACTCCACTGTCTAGATGCCAGGTGTAATGTCCATTTGATTCAGAATTATAAACAGTATATTGTAAATCTTCATTGAATCCGTGAAGATTAAATCTGTAAAATTGACCATTTAATTGTCTTGCTACATAAGCAAGTCTGTCGTATATCCAACTGGTATCGTTATCGTATTGAATCCAAGAATTAGTAGATTCTCTAATTGCCGATATATCATCGTCGGGTGTACCACCACCAATTGATGCTTTCATTTTTTCAAGTGAATCGCCATACTCAATTATTTTATCTAATTCGTCTGGCGTAAAAGCATTTCGCCATGTAACAAATGGGTGTTCAGATATTCCAAATGTAGGAGATGGTAAGAAAGGATAATTTGACATATCCTTTACTTATATTACTGTCGATTCCAGGAAATATTTACTTGGCCATTATATCCGCCACCGGTGCCAACAGTTACAGGAATATTAGTTCTTGAAATAGCTTTTGGACCTAACGTAACATTGTATGAATTAAATCCATATAATGACGAAGCTGGAGTTCCTGGGTTACCACTATTGCCATATTGCCCCGGCCATGTGCTTGGCGCAGGCCCTGGAGATCCATTGGTTGCACCATATCCAGGATTACCAGCGGCTCCGGGATTACCAGCATTTCCAGCTGCTCCGGCATTGCCTGGACTACCACTATTGCCGGGGTTACCATTATTTCCGTAAGAACCCCCATTACCGCCGGGTCCACCAGCTGGATAATCCACATTTATCTGACTAGCACCTTGCAACCAGTATACTACTGTACCACCATTACCGCCAGGTCCACCATTACCGCCACTAGTGGCTCCAGAATTTCCTGGATTGCCGGCATTGCCTGATACCCCTGCTATAGTATAACCAGGACCTGGATAAGGTGTATCTGGTGCCGCGCCACTGTATGCTTGTGGACCGTAGGTAGTTTGTGCTGCCCCGCCGCCATTGCCACCTGCTCCGCCATTGCCACCTGAGCCAGGATTACCGCCTGCTCCGCCATAGCCGATAGTCCCTGGGTTACCAGCATTACCGCTACCACCTTGATTTCCAGCGTTTCCGGCAGCTCCGTAGTTACCGTATGCACCACCGGGTCCTCCAACACCAGCATTGCCGCCAGTTCCGCCAGGAGCAAATTGTGCACTCCATGAAGCTAAATTTCCTAGGCTAGTAGGATTTGCTGATGTGCCAGCTGAGCCAGGATTTCCAGCATTGCCAGCAGATCCGGAATTGCCATTTACATAATTATAATTCCCGTGTGCACCTGGATTACCGGAATTTCCTGGACTACCACTATTGCCTGACCCTGCACCATAACCGTTAGATCCTGTATTCCCAGCAATCAAACCTGCAGGACCCGGGCCGCCAGCATTACCTGAGCTGCCGGCATTGCCTACATATAAACCTATTGATGGTGTTCCAGGAAAACCGGTCGGAATATATGCAATTAGGTTAACTGTTCCGCCGGCGCCGCCATTGCCAGGTGCACCACCATACGCAGGATATGTACCGGGATTTGCTGGGTTGCCTGCGCTTCCATTATTAGCCAATGGTGATTCTAACCAGTAAATAGCATTGTAACTGTTACCGCCACCTAGCTCTTCACCAGGATCACCAGCGGATCCACCACCACCGCCACCTGATCCTGCATATTGACCGGCATTGCCAGCATTACCTGAGCTTCCAGGATTTCCGGCTGCTCCGGCATTGCCTCCTGCTCCGCCAGTACCACCCGGGCCATTGGTACCAGTATTACCAGCTTGACCAGCATTGCCAGCAGACCCCGGATTTCCAGAATTGCCAGTGGAACCAGGATTACTAATACCTGCCATACCTGTTGCAGTAGCAGTTTTAACACCAAAAGGTTGTAAAAAATTTCCACTGGTATTAAATGTCACTGACCCAGCTGGTCTAATTGTTCTACGTAGCGCCGATCTAAATCCTACTGGCATGTTGTTTAAGATCCTGAGTTAGTACTTTGATATGTAGTTAAGAAATCACTGGCTTGTATAGCCGATAAAGTTTGGAACCATTTTTTCGGATATTGACTTGGTGGTAAATCATTATGTATTTCAGTATATACTATAATAGGAAAATCTGTGATATTAGAGCCGGGCCACCATGAGTTTAATGCTTTAAATATATCAGGGTGTTGCGAATCATCACCGTAAAATAATAATGTGTATTTGATATTGTTTGCGACTAACCATTTTTTTATATTATTAGCTTCCGTTGCGCCGTCTGTAATACCAGCGTATAAAAAAACATCGTCTATTTTTGTTATTGCCATTTTAATTTTTCTCCTTTATGAAACGTTGGCCATAGCAAAAGTGCCAAACCAGTAACCTGTGCTAACAGGATTTGTAAAGAACGTTAGGACATCAACGGCACCTGCTGTTGTTGACAATACTGCCGCTGTTCCTTCTGTCCATTTTGTATTACTAAATGTTGCGGTATTACTACCGCTTCCGCCTTGTACGAGTATTAATGTAACTGGTTGTGTATATCCATAACTTGGACCATTGATAAAAGTAAATGTAGTACTTCCTGTTAATGTTATATAAAATACATTTGCCAATGATACATCAATGCTCAGACTTCCTGATGCCGATGAGTATCCTGTGTATACATATTCTTTATATGACTGGAAATAACTAGGAACAGGTCCTGTAGGTCCTGTTGGTCCAGTAACACTTGGTCCTGTAGGTCCAGTTGGTCCACTACCTGTTGGTCCAGTGGGTCCAGTTACAGTACTTGGTGCACCAGTGGGTCCTGTAGGTCCAGTAGGTCCTGTAGGTCCAGTAACCATACTTGGCGCACCTGTTGGCCCAGTTGGTCCAGTAGGTCCAGTAATTGATAAACCTTGACTACCTGTTGGCCCCGTTGGTCCAGTTGGGCCAATTACACCCTGTAATCCTGCTTCAGTAAATGACCAAGCAGTAGGACTACCACTACCATTACTGTTTGTTATACTAAGTTGTAGAGTTTGCCCGCTAAATGCAGTTATTGTACCTTCTACATAATTAGTAGGGCTTGCGCTGTTAAATGCTCTAATACGCTGTCCAACAATAAATGCAGTTTGTGTACTTGATAAATTTGTTTGGAAACTTACAGTTCCACTACCAGCAATAGAAACAGTTGTTGTACTAGAGTTTAGTCCTGAATAACCAATACCTTGGGATCCAGTGGGTCCTTGTGGCCCAGTTGGTCCAGTTGGCCCTGTAGGTCCAGTAGGCCCAGTTACTGTACTTGGAGCTCCAGTGGGTCCAGTAGGCCCTGTAGGTCCCGTTGGTCCAGTGGGACCTGTAACCATTGATGGAGCACCTGTAGGTCCAGTGGGCCCGGTCGGTCCAGTGGGACCTGTTACTGTACTTGGTGCACCAGTGGGTCCAGTAGGTCCAGTGGGTCCCGTTGGTCCAGTTGCCCCTGTAGGTCCTGTAACATTGCTTGGTGCACCAGTGGGTCCAGTAGGTCCAGTGGGTCCCGTTGGTCCTGTAACATTGCTTGCAGCACCTGTTGGTCCTGTAATACTGTAACCTTGAGGTCCAGTTGGTCCAGTGGGTCCCGTTGGTCCTGTAACATTGCTCGGTGCACCAGTGGGTCCTGTGGGACCATAAGGGCCAGTTGGTCCAGTTACTGTACTTGGTGCTCCAGTGGGTCCTGTTGGTCCTGTAGGTCCAGTAATTGATAAACCTTGACTACCCGTTGGTCCTGTCGGTCCAGTCGGTCCCGTTGGTCCTGTAATTGATAAACCTTGACTACCCGTTGGTCCTGTCGGTCCAGTCGGTCCCGTTGGTCCTGTTGGTCCCGTAGGCCCTGTGGGTCCCGTTGGTCCTGTCGGTCCAGTCGGTCCTGTCGGTCCAATTGCGCCGGTGTCCCCTTTGTCCCCAGTTATAGCAAAAGTAATAACTGAATCTAATCCATTTGTTAAACTTGTTACACCTGACAAATAACTAACGGGCACCGAAAAATAAGGAGCATTGTATGTATGAGCACCTACAATAGCAAACAGAGCATATACTGTTTCGTTCGTTTCATCAGCTACAGAAAAATGCCCTTTAATAGTTGATGTAGATAAATCGATAGTTTGTAATGTACCGTAAGTTGATACACCATTATGATCTGTATTGTTAATATATAGTACAGTGGCTAATGTTAAATTATCATTGTTAAATTTAAAATGTCCTGTCCCTGGATCACTGTTGGTTGTATCTGTACTATAGTAATAGTCGACTGCGAGACCGCCAAAGCCGCCTTGCTCACCTTGTGGTCCAGTGGGTCCTGTAGGTCCAGTAGGTCCAGTGGGTCCTAAGTGCCCTGTTGGGCCTGTGGGCCCTGTAACATTACTTGGTGCACCAGTAGGCCCTGTTGGTCCCGTGGGCCCAGTTACTGTACTAGGAGCTCCAGTGGGACCAGTATTACCAATTGGCCCAGTAGGCCCTGTTGGACCCTGAATACCAGTTGGACCAGTAATTGATAATCCTTGACTACCAGTAGGTCCAGTTGGCCCTGTAGGCCCAACAACTCCTTGAATACCTTGTGCCCCAGTTGGTCCAGTAATTGATAAACCTTGACTACCCGTTGGCCCAATTACACCAATAGGTCCAGTAGGCCCAGTGGGTCCTTGTAATCCAGTATTACCAACAGGGCCTACATTACCTGTTATACCTTGTAAACCTTGTGCACCTGTGGGACCAGTAACACCTTGTTGTCCTTGACTACCAGTAGGTCCCGTTGGGCCAACATATCCAATTTGGCCTTGTACACCTTGTGCACCAGTGGGACCAGTTGCGCCTTGAATACCCTGTGTACCAGTAGGTCCCGTGGGTCCTGTAACGCCTTGTATACCTGAACTGCCCTGTGGGCCAGTTGGTCCTGTTATACCTTGTATACCTTGTGCACCAGTTGGGCCAACGTTACCTGTTATACCTTGTAAACCACGTGGACCAGTGGGACCAGTAATACCAATATTACCCTGAGGTCCAGTGGGTCCGCCGGCTATAAACTTGGCATCTACATAATTTTTCATCTGCACATTTGCGGTAGCGGCTGTTGAATTAGCAGCAGTAATTGTACCGTAAATTGCTGTTACATTTGATACTAATGCAGAATTTACTTCTGCAATTTCTGATGATAACGCCGAACTTACAGATGTAAGATTTGCGTTAACTGAATTTATACTTACATTACTTAATAAGAAGTTGTTTACATATCCAACACTGGCTGCGCCTAATACGTCATCTACTGTTAAAGATATGTTTCCTGTGCGTCCTGCCACACTTGCAACTGGACTTACGTTTCCAAGTTGGCTGTTAACATACGCCACACTTGCCGCATTTGATATATCTGTTACATCTAAAGTAACGTTTCCAGTTCTACCGGCTACACTCAGAACTGTTAAATTAGCTAAAGAACGTGCTACTTGTGTAGTAACTTGTGCGGGAATCGTATTGTTAACGTATTCAACACTGGCCGCATCAACAATATTAGTTACATTAAGTTCAATATTTCCAGTAAGTGGATTGCCTGTTGCGGCATCAACTATACTTTGCACAGGTGCAACAACTGTAACATTACCGTCAGCAATGTTTTCAAAATTTTGATTTATCTTATTGAATGCAACATATAAGGAATCACCTAACCCACTGTCGGGTGTTCCTACATTGACATTAGCAAAACTGCTCATATTTATACCCTATTATAAGGTATTTATGAGAAGAAAAATCTATTAGGCTAATGTTTGACTGTACAAATCAAAACTGGCTAGATTCTTGGCCTTGCTTTCGCACATGATATCAAACTGGTCCCAAAATCCTAATGCCCACTGGTTAACTGGCAAATTCCAGTAAAAGTTACTGTGTGCACGTAGTTTGGCTTTTTTATAACCAGATTCTAATAGTAAACGATGGTCAGGCATTACTGTGTGATCGTGATCCACAAGTACATCTTCACGACTGACGCTGTAATGCATAGTGGGACGCAGACCGCGCCAGCTATCAACCACCTGTCGGACTCGACTATCTTGCGGGTTGATGTATTCGCCTTCTCGGATCCAATGGTGATGAATGTCCAAAACAATAGGAAGTATGTCGGTAAGTTCAAGACAATCATTTAGACCCCATGCGTTTTCTTCGTTTTCGATAGTGATACAGTTGCGGGCTTCAGGCGATAAGCGTTGGTAAGCCAACCTGATGCCTTCGGGACCTTGACGGCCTGCGATGTGTACGTTGATTTTAAAGTCTTGGAAACTTCTGCCAAATCCCATCCAACGGGCCATTGTTGCATGATACTCAAACTCCTCTATACTACGGTTGACGATGTCTGGATTATCACTAGCAAGAACTGTAAACTGGCCAGGATGAAAACTAAGTCTAACATTATGTAAGCGAGCAATATCTCCCACTTGCTGGAAATGGGTTTCGCAGTACGCAATAACGTCAGGACGTCGCCAAAAATAATGCCAGTCATTGTGAGTGTAGCAAGGCAACACATCACTACCAATACGTACCATGCGTAAATGTTCATTTAAAGTACTAACTCTTTCTACAAGTCGACGAACTGATTCGATGTTACCGACCATTAGGTCCCACAGTCGTTGTTCAGCCGCATCGCGTGTTTGACGATTAAGCCACGCCACAGTTGTAGTCCCGCAATTAAATTCTCGTGCGGTATCTTTTTGTTTAATACCGTTGATCTGTGATGGACCGTCGATCCATTTACAAGCGAAGCCAATTCGTTTAGTCATGTGTTATTATAGTAGTATATTATTTTCAATGCAATCATTTTTTCGATTTAATTGCATTTATAATTGATTTGGCTTCCCGAAACTCAGATGCTTCAACCATTAATTCGAGCATTGCTTCTTGTTGTTGTGCTAGACTTCTGGCAAATTTATTAAAAGTTTCTTTGTCAAAAGGTACTGTTACTGTATATATTTGTTTTTTATCGTTCATAATCCTAGACTCGCTAACCAGTATCCAAGCATAATTAACGTTATGCCCGAGGATACCAAGAACACACAAGAAATTAACAATAGAAGAGGTATTAAAGAGTCCTGCTTCATTCAAGCCTCCATAATTTCTGTAATTTTATCAACTCGCATGCCAATGAGATTTTCATGTGTTGCACAAAGACGAACTGTGGTACGATTGGTTTGAATGTCGATCCAAGGTACTGTATGGTTGTGTCCGTTTTCGCTCAGCACAATATCTACAATGGTACCTTCTAAATGCCCTGCGGCACTGGACCAAGTAACGCGATCACCGATAGTTAATTTCATATCAGCTCCTTAAGCAGCGACAGATTGGTTACGTTTTTCGTCCATCATTTCAAACAAGATGAACTTGGCAATGTTCAAATTACAACGGATCAACTCATCAGTAAATGGTGATCCGATTGTGGGATTCTTCATTGCAATCATTTCTTGGCAGTCGCTCATAATGCCAGCAACAACCATTTCAAGACCTGAACACTTTGCAGTGATACTATTCATGTATTGATCACGAATTTGTTGCTCTGTCATTCCGTACATTTTAATTTCGTTTGCGTTCGACATCGTTAACTCCTTTTTGCTTAACATGTAGTTATTATAACCGATTTTGTGTTTTTGGACAACCAAAAAGTGTTGTTTTTTAGCAACAATTAGGATTTATGCTACTACTTCTAAAATAACATCATCGTAATTTTGTGCAATCCACTCTTTATAAATTGCTTTGGCTTGATTTAAATCATTGCCTTCATAATCGGCTACCCCGCCCACCCAAACAATAAATTTGCTGACGTTATTTGCGTTTGACATCTTTAACTCCTTTTTAATTACTATACAAGTATTATAGAAAATACCCCATTTTGGGTCAACTAAACGATGTTGTTTTTATGCAACACCGTTTAGAAGCTAAAAACACGAACCCATTCAAAGGGAGTGCTTGCTGGCACCCACTTGAAGTGTTGCTTTTTACGCTCAGGTTGCTCGAAGTCTGTGCAAACCATAACCCAGTTCTTTTGTGGGCTAAAAGTCACACTTTCGGCTACACGTACGACTTGAACAATTTTACCATTCATTTTAGCGACAGTAACAGTCATAACAGCCTCCTTAGTGTGTGTTTAATTCGGGATTATATGTGTTAATCAGTTCTCTTTCTATGGCATGTGCGGGCTTACGTCCACGTACAATGTCAACTAAAAGTACTACAAATGCTTCTGCACCGTATTCTCTAATACTGTTGCATAAAGCCCACGCTTTGTTTTCAGTTACTGCACGACGAACGTGCTTCTGAAAACGAATTTTGAGTGCTTTGTTTACTTGTGAACCGCAAACTGTGATACCAATGTATGACTCGTTTGTGTTAGTATTCACTAACATATAAACGGCATGTTTAGTATCTTGTCTGCGTTTACGTGATTGCTTTTTAACTTCCATACTAGTATTATAACAAAAACGTCATTTCGGATCTACCGAAATTTGTGGCAAAAAAGTAACACTTTAGTACTACTTTTTACAGTAGTACTTTTTGCTTAGTGTAGGGTTTCTTCTTTGCTTATATTTTCAATATCGTAAATACCGAAAATTCGTAGTATTTTTTCGACATTTTTAGGTGATTTAAAAGGTGCATTTTCGGGTAAAAATACTGATTTTAATTCCCCGTCGGGGCCTAACACAAAGCCATAATCCTCGTCAGATAATTCATCATTATAGATTTCTTCTATAATTTCGTCTTGACTTAATGTTGTAGATTTACTCATATTAGCTCCTGTCCGTTTAAGTATTTAACTATTTGTTTTTCTAATTTTAGTACTACTGAACGATCATTGTCAAATGTATTTTGATATATCTTATACATTGCACATTCTGTGAATGGTTTATTATATGTCATTGATTCTGCCGCAATACTAAATCCATATGCATCTATTTCGCTTTCATCGCCGAGATACGCTTGATCTTCATTATCACTGATATAGGGTTTTAAATTTTTGTTTTTTCTTTGAGATTTATGTACAAGTTCATGCCCCATACATTCAGCAAGATCAAAACTAAATCTATCCCAATCTAATAGATTTGTAAAATAAAGTTCTTGATCAGGGCGGTATACTAGTGTTATTTCTATACCGGGTGTTTCATAACGATCATACAATCCCGACACTACAATCATGTCTACATCAACCATAGCATCTCGGTGTGTACGAAAAGAAAAATCCGTAGAGGAAAATTGTCTACGGATTAATTTTGTAAAGTCTGCGGCAGTAAAAGAACGATCTGTGTAACGTTCCTTTAATGCCAACACCTGATTACGAATTTTTAAAAACATTATTTTTCAGCGTAAAAAATATGTCCACCAATTCGTGCAACTTTCTTTTTTAGTTTTCCCCATGCTGGTCTAATTGTAGTAGCATGAAAATATAATACTTGATCATATTTGTCCTGCAGGTCAGTGAATCCACCTTCCAACAGTTGTTCTGCTACATAATGACTTTCAATCCAGCGATCATCATCAGTTTTTGGTTTTGCAACTGACTGACAGCTCCAACTAAATTGACATATTGCTGTAGTAACCATTTTGGTTGTTACTCGCGAAACATGCTCAACTTGATCAAAAATATGATAACGTCTTGTATGTACTTCTTCGTTGGTTACAACTTTGCGTGTGTGTTGAAATAGTGTACGTTGATGTACTACTCCACAAATTGAATCGCTGAAACGACCGTCGGCAACTCGGTTTAGTGTAACTATGCCAACTGCTACTTTTCCTTCTTGTGTTTCGTTGCCGGCTTCATAATATATATTTTTAGCCAGGCAATCTAAATCGCGTTTACTATATGAATCTGCATGACCGGGTGCCATTACGGTCAGGGCGATGATTGCGATCAAGATATTGAATATCTTTTTCATTTTTCGTCCTCCTAATTTTACTTGTTAGATATTTAAGTTCATATCTATATAGTTATAATACTATATAAGTCTTGTAAAGTCAAGATAAGTAATGATTTTTAGAAAAAACAGTCGATAAAACCCTACTTATTCTGTGATAAGTACGTAGTTATTGGTATGCCTTGGCGGTCTGCTTGCTGTAATGCCAGTGCCGGTTGTGGATCGTTTGTCGTTTGAATTCCCACTGATTGTAGAGTTTGCATATTGATTGCTTCGGCTATAGCAGATCTCAAAATGTCTCCGTATGAATCTAGAGTGGTAATATTTGCAAAAAATTGATAGGATTGTGTTTGCAATTTGTCCGTTGCATTGTTAACAAAGTTTTGAGCAAAACTATTTAAACTAACTGTGGGACTTGGAAGAAATTTTATATTTGATTTTGTCAAGTTTGAAACTTCACTACCGAGATGGTTTATCATTGTAGTGTAAGCAACGTTTGCAGTCTGATATGCAGAAGAATTTGGAAACTGATTTAACGCCGCTGTAACAGCCGCGGCTGCAGTATTCACTGGCGTGATAGATCCGTATGTATATGTTTGTGTTTCAGAATTATACGTTACCTGGCTAATGTATGTGTTAACTGCTGATTTAAGAGCGTTTAGAGCTGATATAAGGCTGCTGGTGTTTAAACTAGAATATGCTGTTACAATTTCTTTTAACAATACAGTATAAGGAATGCCAGCAGTAGCACCTAAGAAATCAGCTATTGTTGCTTGTCCTAAACTTCCTGTGCCGGTTGCACTAGCAGGCATTAATGTTGATATTGTACTTGACAATAAAACATTTGCAGTTGGTTCGCTAGCTGAACTAGCAACTAATGTAGGAACTTCGATGTTGTTAAGAAAGGTAGCCAAGTCTTTCCAGGAAGCAAAGTATCCTGTTTTAAAAATCTTCTGTAGGTATGTACCGAATGATGGGAAATCCTTTATGCCTAATTTAGATAAACTAGTAAGAGTGTTTGCATCAACAACTTTTGAAAATGTCAATAAATCATCAAGAGTTTTTATATTGTTAGGTTGCTCAGCAACAAATGACGTTCCTGATATTATAGATGCTAAATTTGCACCTGTAATTTGTGAATATATTTGATGCATTACTGCTGGACTTGATGCAGTAACTGTTGTTACAGTAGTACTAGACTGCAAGGATGGTAAAGTATATTGTCCAACAACTGTGGATGTAGCCGACAATGAAGTTGGCTGTTGTCCTGTGTACGAAGTACTAGGTTCTACCTGCGTTAGATTAGTAAGATTTAATCCAGCATCACGGAATAAAGTAGTTAATCCATATTTCCCAAGTTTCTGATTTAATAAATTCTGCCCAAACACATAAGGATCACTGCAGGTAGTTATATTAGATATATCATACATTGTGCCCCAATTGGCAATAACATTTGCCAGTAGTGCACCATTGGCACCAATGCCCCCAGTGGACACATCTAAGGGACTGGTATAACCAAGCCCAGTTTGTGCATAAGTTTTACCCTGCAGAATATTTACAGAGCTTACTGTTTCAAACGAGCTTGTAGCTGCACCTGAAACATAACTATATACATTTGCAAAACCTTTATAGTTGTTGATAAACGCAAGATTAGCTTGAGTTTCTAACGTATGACTAAAACTAGCAGTATTGACCAATCCACTATAAGTGTATCCTGTGAGTACTTCTTGTTCACCTACTTGTGTATATACTGGAGTAGCAACATTACCATAATATTGAACATTGCCTGACGAAACTGGCGTTGCCCATGCTGGATATACATCAAACATAAATGCTGCCACATTAGAAACTATACTAGATAATGGCGCATTTAAATTCGTTTGTGTTTGTCCTGAGGTAGCGGCAATTATTTGGGCAATATTTGCATACAATTCTATTGTAGGTAAATTTTGATACGTGGTTACAATATTATACAAATTTTGGCTAACACCCAACCCGTGTCCTTGGATGATAGTCGCTTGGGCGTTTAAATTTAATGACGATGACATGCTTAACCTACTAAGATCGTTGGATCACCAGTTAGTGCCACCCAGTGAAACTTACAGGTGCACATAGTAGTAGGACTAATTACTGCTACTGGACGACCTTCTACCAATACGTTAGGTACACAAGGAGGTGCTATTGTTGCGGCTTCACACGCAGGATTATATCCCGGAGCCTGAGGATTAGTGAAATTACCATGAGGGCTAACTAGTGCACCAATTGTAGCAACGGGCCGACCGCCTGCTAGGACTGTGGTTGTTATACTTGCTATAACACCAGGAGGTCCATATAGGGTATTTGTTTGATCCCCTGTACAAGCGATTGGTAGTCCCATTTTATGTAATTATTCCACTAGATGCAGGTTGAATACCGGTTGTAGTACGGATATAGTGATTTTCAATATCCTTAATTACCGGAGCATGCATCATTACATGCGATTTACTCAACGTTATATTATTATTTATATCCGCAGAAATTAGGGCTTGCATCAACCCCAAGCCTTGTTGGCTGGGAATAAGAGTACACGGCTTACTTACTACGTAACCAGTATCTGTATCTTCTACTAATTTTGCAACAACTTCATCGCCATTTGCTAACTTGAAGCAGAGAATATCCCCTGCGCTATAACCTTTTTGAATTAACATATTATCCTTTTAATGTTTGAAAAAACTCATCACTTTGACGTGCTAGTCCTGTATAACCACCTTCAACTAGCAGTTTACCATCTTGGTAAATTTGTGGTACTGTACGGTGCCCTTCTGCGACAATAAATTCTCTTGCTGTAGGATCTTGGTCTACCCTAACTTCTGTGTAATCAATGCCTTTTAGTTTTAATAAATTTTTTGCTTGGACGCAAAAAGGGCAGTTATCTTTACTGTATACTGTAATCATAATTTTTCCTTCTTTTTATAATAATGGCAACTCGTCGTAATCTACAGTATCTGACATTACTCCGATTACATAACTAGTTGACTCGCTCTCTTGAAGAGCTGTTTGTTTTTTACTTGTATCTGTATGTTTGTTAAACCATGGAATTGGTGTAGTCTTAGGTGCTGAGTGCTGATACTTAATACCAATGTCTTTGAGTGCCGATACGGCTGTGAAATCAACAAAATCAATAAGGATATTAGCGTTTAAACCAATCACAGGACCTTTCTTAAACAGATATACTGCCCAGTCCTTTTCCTCACGAATAACATCCATGTATAGTTGATATACTTCTGCTTCACATTCCGCTTTGATTTCAGCAAAGCGACTATCTTCTTTTGCTACTTGATTGATCAAATAAGCAGTCCAACCTTTGTGCAATAGTTCGTCTTGGAGAATTAAACTAATAATATTACCATTGCCCATGAAGATACGATTTTCTACCATTGCTAAACTTGTAGCAAATGATACCATAAAGCGGAAGGCTTCTAATGCATAGCTGGCATGTAGGGCCATCCATATTGCTCGAATATGTTCTTTTTCAGTTACTTCCTGACCGAGTTCCTTGCGACAGTTAATTAAATGTAACGCATCATAGTAGTTACCAACAGAACTTGCCATGTCTACAATTTCTTTTGTGTCGTGAATAGTGTTAAACACTTCTTTGGGCACATTGTAGATGTTGCGAATGATATGTGAGTATGAACGACTGTGAATGTTCGTTTCAAAGAATGTCCAGTTGTAGATTAATGCTTCTAGCTCAGGTAAACTAATTACCGGAGCAAACACCTGACTTGGTCCACGGCCTTGTAAACTGTCTAATGCAGTTTGACGCAACAGGTTACTGGTAAAAATATGTTTAACTGCTTCGCTAGCGTCTTTAAAGTCGTTAGCATCTTTAGTCAATGAAATTTCTTCAGGTACCCAAAAGAAACCACGTGCTGTAGTTTCAAAGTTAGCAATCTTAGGATACTTAACTTCTTCAAAACGTTGAATAGTAACTGGACCCGCTGGATCCAGAAACATCTTACGTCCAAGATAATCAGTCTTGGTATTTAAATTATATTGTTGTTTACTCATAGTTTACAGCTTACAGGCCTCGCAGTCCTCTCGGTCATCAAAATCAATAGCTTCTAACACGTCTGGTGTTGGTTCTTCTTCAGCTTTACTGCCCTTCTTATTAATCAGGCTGTAATAGAAAGTCTTTAATCCCCAATGATGTGCAAGCATTAGATTCTTAGCAATTAGAGTTGTAGGAACTTTACGATCAGCAAAATGTGCAGGATTGTAAAATGTGTTAGTACTTATACTTTGATCAACATAGGCCGCAATAACCGATGCCGTTTTTAAGTAACCATCACAATCCTTTTGGTCCCACATAAGTTGATACTTGTGTTTGAGTTTAGCATATTCAGGAACTACCTGTACCAACGAACCTGCTTTAGATTCTTTAACGCTGATTAAACTCATCGGCATCTCAATGCCATTGGTGCTATTGATAACCACCGAGCTTGACTCAACTGGTGCAACTGCCATTTGTGTGGCATTGCGTACACCATATGATCTCATGTTAGCACGTAAGGTTGTCCAATCTAGTTCAGGTGTAAAGTCGGCTAGTTCGTTAACACCTTTGGCACGTAGTTCCCAGGGAAAAACACCTTTGCCATATCTGGTTTGATCGCTGGTTGCACAACGACCACGTTCTTTAGCAAGTTCAACACTAGCTTCTGTTAGATAGTAGGCTTGATGTTCCATCCAAGTCTTAACATCTTGTAGTGCATCTTTCGCACCATACACATAGTTACGCTTGGCGTGCCAGTAAGCAAGATTAGTAATACCAATGCCCAATGGACGAATCTCATCATTGCTTAATTTACTTTGAATACTCAAGAAATCCTGATAATCAAGTATGTTGTTTAAACTACGATGAAGGATACGGCAAGCACGACGCATATCTTCTGGGTTACGGAACGCACCCCAATTAATTGACCCTAGTGTACACAGGGCAATGCGTCCGTTGTCATCATCTAAACGCTTAAATGACTTAGTAGGCAGTAGGATTTCACAGCAGAGATTACTTTGATAAATTGTATGGTACTCGGGATCAAAGGGTCCTTGATTTTGTACATTATCAATAAACACAAGATAGATACGTCCTGTGTCAGTACGTTCTTTTAAGATACCACTCTTAAATACTTCTTCTGCACTCATGGTCTTTTTACGTAGGCCAGATTGCTTTTCGTATTTTACATACAGTTCTTCAAATTTCTTTGTGTTACTATAAAACGCTTCATATAAGTCGGGTACTTCGTTCGGATCAAAGAAAGTGATATTTTCTTTGTTTTTAAAGCGACGCCAAAAGAATGCGCTAAGGACAACTCCGTAGTCCATGAATCTAACTCTTGTTTCCTCTGTGCCTTGGTTGTTCTTAAGAACAATAAGGTCATCAAACTGATGATGCCAAATGGGATAAAATACTGTAGCACTTGCATTACGGATACCTCCTTGACTGCACGAACGTAGATCACCAAACCATTTCTTTAAGAATGGAATCATACCTGTGTGCATAATTTCGCCGCCACGTATAGGCGATCCTAATGGACGTAAGCGTCCAATTTCCAAACCAATGCCAGCACGCTTGCTAGCATACTTGGCCATCATTTCGCCACTAGCGAATATACTATCGAGATCATCGTCGGATCTAATAAGTACGCAACTACTAAACTGCTTAGTAGGAGTGCCGAGCCCAGCAAGAACTGGAGTAGCGAGTGTAAATAATCCATCACTAGCCGCATGGTAATATTCTTTGATGTATCGCATGCGGGCGTTGTTAGGTTCTTCTTTGTGGAAGACGGTGGCAGCCGCAACCATGTATCTAATTTGAGGTGTTTCATAGATTTCCTTTGTAGCACGATTACGTACTAGGTACTTTTCGATAAGTTGTTCAATAGCCGCATAACTGTACTGTTCATCCTTTTCATGATCCAGCATATCGTTCATGCGATTCCAATCATCCTCTGTGTACCACTCTAAGAGTTCCGCTGTGTATAATCCAGTGGCAACATTCTTTTTAACGATTTCGTAGAGGTGAGGAGGATCGTAGGATCCATATACATCCTTACGTAGCATGCTAAGTCTTTGCTTGCCTGCTACGTATTGATAATTTACATTTCCCACATCTGGATTTGTTTCTACGTCAATTAAATCTACAATTGCACGTAGTGTAATTTCGTCAATTTCTTTTGTAGTGATGCCATCGTAAAAGTGTGGTTGACTTTTAATCTCTACCATACTTTGACTTACATCTGCTATGCCCTTGCATATCTTTGTAATCTGAGCTTGCCACTTTTCTATCATTAGCGGTTCAGTGGCACCGCTGCGTTTTGTAACTTGAATTTGACTCATTGATCCCTCTTAATAATTTTCTAATTTTAATTCAGTGCCGGTGTACCGGTATTTTAATTTTAAATTTTTCTTTATCGATTCAATATTTACGACTGTGCTGTCAACTAAATTAACAACATATTTCCCCCGAGCCAAGAAAGGTAAATTATACGTAAATTCTGTATCCGTGTCATTATATACTCTTATTTCTGCGTCTAAATTTTTTCCATGTGCGGTAAAGTATATAGTATACAGCATACCCAATGCTTTTGCAAGATCACAGTAATAATTTTCTGAAATTAATTCCCATGGTGTAGGCCACTGATCTGGATTATCAGGGTCTAGATAATAAGGAACAAAAGGACACCCTTGCCAAAATTCAGCAACTTTTTTAATGGCTTCCTCTAGAGGTAGGTGGTCCAAAGATTTTCGAAAGTCTCTCCAATGAACAATACGTTCATTGGCTGTAAGTTTCCACATTAATTATGAATAAAAGTTAAGTCTGTAGGTTAAAGTGGCTTGACCGCCCGACGATGTAGAAACATATTCAATATCACCAGATGTGGGATTTGCTCTGAATGTCACGAGAGTTGATCCACTAGCACCAGTTTCATTGTATTCTTCATCATAGATATAAGTTGAACCAGTTCTATTTACTCTAAATGAGCCAGTGCGTTGATTACTAGCATGATTTAATGTATATTCCATTGTTAAATTAGTGTATTCAGTTGGAATATATACTGCGCCAACACTAGTAAATGAAGCGGCATCGGCTAGAGTTATAGTTCTACTTAATCCGTCGGTGCGTTTACCGGTTGTAATACCAAAGTCTTGTGCAACAATTGTACACATATACCCATTGGTATTAAAAGTTGGGGTTATAAGATAGTCTGCATTACCTCTTTGAAAGCTATCGCCGATACTAAAATTATTATTGCTATTGAATGTAATAGCGTATGTATAAGCCAATACTGCGGTATTTATTATTGGGCTGTCAGACTCACCGTCGGAGTATCCTGCACCAGTAAAATAATTTCCAAGACTCATAACTGCGGTAGAACCGGGTTGCGAACTTCCACAATAAATTGCCTCAGCTGCTGAATAACGAAAATAATTATCCTCAATGGTTATACCTGTTGGAATATAATTAGGATCAACACTATTGGTATTAATAGCTATGTTATGATAGTTATGATCAAAATAACTTTCAGCAACACTAACACCAAGACATTCATTTTCTATTTCAATGCCATAATTAATATCAAAGAAATCACATTGAATAAATGTTACATTTCTTATTGCAGTAAATCCTGATTGTGCACTCAAGTACACTCCTGCAACACCCGGTCCTCGATTGCTTGTATAATATGCACCATTGCCATTGCCGTACTGAGGTAACAACGAATCTGGTTGAGTCCATTCTGTTAGACCCCTAAACATACAACGATGGAATGTCGCTGTAAAGCAACCATCAATTTGTAAACATGATTGATTATATAGTGGGCTAAGGTGTTGAAATGCTAAATCAGATAAATGATACTCTGCAAAATCTGGCGAATTACCATTTTGATCTGATTGTGCATACGATACACCAGTTTGTCCAAAACTGTCCGCAAATTGTGCCAATGGGCCAGCAAATGATCCTGTAATAATAGTTGTACGTTTACCTTCGCCTTGTAAACGTATATACGGCGGAATATTTAGTGTTGACGTTATATTATATTGCCCAGCTGGAAAATAAATTGTTCTATGATGGTTTAACAGTAACTGACGTTGATTTGTAGCAAATACTCGTAGCATTGCACGTTGTATGGCCGCAGTATCATCAGTAACCCCGTCGCCAACAGCACCAAAATCTCTAACAGATACAATATCATCTAATTTATCTTGTACACTACGCACAACAGGATGCAATGCATCAGGACCTGTTTCAACTTGATAGCCTGCACTTAGACCTTCAAAAGTATATGTACCCAAGAATCCAAGAAGATTGCTATGCTCAGTTAAAATTTCAGTTACACCTTCTGCAGGTGCACCTTCACTTAGCGAACCGTTACCAATGAATAGCTGTTGAGTGTCTAAACTCCACCCCATTTCAGCTGACGCTAGTTGGGGTAGATCTTGATTTAAACCTCTACGTAATTGTATTTGCGAGATTTGTATAATGGCCATACGATAGAAATCCTATATAATTTGTATTTATGATGTCAGGTAATACAGTTCTACTCGTTTGTTCCATTCATTAGTCCAGTGCTCAAACTCGGCAGAATTGACTTCAAATTCCAAGTATTTTGGCGTTTCGTAACCGCCATCTGGCAGTTCTTTTGGCTGTACGCACATCAAAATTACCCCTTGATCAATTGTAGTTCCGTGGGTATCGTTGTGTGCTTGTGCATAGGCTGCAAGTTGTAAAAAATAATCCTCGATGTATTCACGTTTTTTAACTTTATTGCTTTGTTTAAAATCCATGATAGCCGGACGACCTTTCCAACAACCCACTAGGTCTGTTGTTCCAGCATATAACCCACTATAATAAACTGGGACTTCTACACCCCAACATTCTGTTACGTTACATAGGCCTTCTAGAATAACTTGTGCAGCCATAAACCAGCTAGGGTGTGCATAAGGATTAGAGGGCAAGGGCTTCATGTCATCTTGCATAATATATGACTCAAGATAACTGTGCATACGTGTTCCACGATTGGCAGCTTCTGTGGTAATTTTTTGTGCACGATCGTGCCCAATTGCATCACGCCATTTTTGTAATGCTTCTCGGCTTTCTTGACTTTTGGTTTTATCTAAGATTGTAGTAACACTAGGAACTTTACTACCATCTGGTAAACAATAGTGTCGTTTACCTTCTAATGTTGTTCTATTGAGTGGGGTATAATTATATCGGTTAGTTATCATGTTGTAAATACTTATTATGGATTCTTCTATTACTATATTAAATCAAAACCGAACTGAGTTTAATTTTTCTAAGGTCAAGATTAGCAGTAAGTATAACATAATTTTACATTGTGTCTACGACTTAGACAATCAATTTGAATCTGAGCTAGCCTTTTTAACCAATGGTACATTAACAGAGCGGGACTTTGTTATACTCTGGCATCCTGTTGAGATGGGTGCATGGGATCCAATTTGGATGCAAAAACTTGATAGTATAGTGAATACAGCCAAATTTAAATTAGTTTACTTAACTGGATGTAGCCATAAATTAAACATCAAAGAGTATATAAACTATTCCTTTGATGTAAAATTTTTTCCAATATTTGATATTCGATCTAAAGATATAAATTTTTCAATACAACATCCAATCAATATCAACAGAAATAAAAAATACATGTTTATAAATGCAAAGGATACTCCGCATCGTAGATATATATTGGGTTCTCTTATTAAAAATAATTTATTAAATGATGGTATAGTTAGTTATAAATGTACAGAAGGATTTAATCCTAGGAACTTAGATTTAAATGAAAATTTAGGTTACACACAGCAACAACTTAAAACTGCCGACGATTTATTTTTGGCAACCGAGCCTTATATTCCACTGTTACTTAAAGGCATTGTTAATAACTATATCAGACATTTATACCAAGAGCCATATGTTAACATAGTCGGCGAAACACATTTTTCTAATAGACTATACACATTTAATACTAGTTTTGTTACAGAAAAAACATTTAATGCAATTGCAAACAATCAAATTTTTATTGTAGTAGGCCATACTAATAGTTTAGATTTATTAAAATCACTAGGATATAAAACATTTGATTCTATTGTTGACGAAAGTTACGATGCTATACAGGACAATGGTGTTAGACTTGAAACGGTTGCCAAAGAGATAATTCGTTTTGTTTCACGTCCCATAGAACAAATAAAAGAAGATTATATAAAGGTCATTGATATCATTAAGCATAACAGAGACTTACTACTTTCGCAGGACTTAACTAAAAGATTGCAAGATTTTATCAATGAAAACTATGCTTAAAGAACAGTTTGTTAAAACAGATCGTCTTATACTCAATTACTTTGTGCCATTTACCAATGGTAAATTTGTTGCTAGTTGTTTAATGTGGTCCAATGATGTTTGTAGTATGATCAGTCACGATGAACTTAATAGAAGGTTAACACAAGAAAGTCATTGGACAAATGTAGAATATAATGATATACAATTCTGGTGGAAAGATCACACAATTGATTGGTTCAATGATAAAAATTGGTTTGACAATATAACTGAGTCTGCGTTAACTGCTGTTGCTGATAATCAGTATTGTTTTTACACCTGTCATGAAGATTATAGTGTAACTTACTTAAAACGAATCTTTCCTAATGCAAAAACTATGATGATTATCCCCGATAAGGATCTATGCAAACAAAACTATCTAGCAAAGAATTGGATTGAGTCTGAGCCCGAGTTTGAAACATCTAGAGTATACAAAGAATTTTCAAAGTTTAAACAAATTGCAACTGATCTTGTGATTAATCAAACTAGCATATTCAACGAACCTCAATTTGTAGTTGAAATAAACAATATTGCCAATAAATTAAACATAGTCTTAGACTTAGATCAAGTCCTGGCCTATAGAAATCTTTATCTTAAACGAAATGAACATATTAGTATCCGGTTGTAGTTTTACACAGTGGCCCGAATCTCCTGGTAGACCTAATTCATGCTGGCCAAGATATCTCGGGCATAATGTTACAAACGTAGGCGAACCGGCGGCCGGGAATCAATATATAGCAGATAGTGTAATACGTGCAGTAAACACTAATCGTCCAGATATGGTAATAGTTATGTGGACTGGCGTTAGTAGATTAGATTACTTGACTAGCTTAGAAGACTCAGCATGGGAACAATTATTTGACAGCTACGGATTTTATCGCAGGATACCCGGTAATAAACTAGGATATATTTTCAGTGGCGGGCAAATGGGCACTTGGTTTAAAAATCCAGTGGCACATAAGATGTTTTATGAAATGTATAAGGTAAGCAGTGAATTAAGTCTTGCCACGTTAAATCTACAGGAAATAATTAAAACCCAACATTTTTTAAAAAGCAAAAACATACCTTATAAATTTATGAGTTATGTGAACTATTGGAACAATAAAAAAGATTTAAGTCCAAATGGTGATTTTGGCATTATGGGCATGCCCGAGCTTGATTATTTAATCAATGATATTGACTTTACACCGTGGATATTTTCTGACGCCGATCGTAATGGCATTTACGAACTAGCAAAATCAAATAAAGATTTTCAACCCGACGGATTTCATCCTGGCGATAATACTCACAGAGCCTGGGCTGATTTTATTATATCACGAATCTGATCTGTTGCTCTAGTAGTCCAATCGGTATTCATAATATGATTAAAGTTATGTTCAACTACATCATGAATTAAATCATACACAGTTGTTTGATCCATTGAGCATAACTTTTTAACTTGTTCAAACGCCGCAGTATACCTTTGCGTATCGTCTTTGATTAAATCATAACTTTCATCTATTACATTATTAAATGTTCGGAATCCAAACGAACGTAAATTTTGCAAAAATTTATAACCGCTGAACACTACAAATAGTCGGCGGGCAATCATTGGCTTTGCTGTTTTTTCACTAAAGAAACTTAAGGTATTATCATAATCTGTTTCAGCAATAATACTATAAGCAGTATCATTAAAAACTTTTAAAGGTATAACTCTGCTTAGTCCAGTATATACTCCATAGTATTCAACTGCATCAGCAGTACCAATTACATTTGATAGTGGGACACACCCTGGTTCCCAAATAAAATAATCTTTTGCATAAAATTCATTGTTATTCCATTGACCACCATAAGTCATTATAAATTTATCACTTAGATTATTGCTATGTACTGCATTATAAATAAAATCTCTATGTGGTTTGGGACTACCTAATAGTGCATCAAACATCATTGGTTTAACTGTATACGGTTGTATTTCTGCAAGTTTTTCAGGCAACGATTTATATACTAGACTTGTAGTCTTAAACCAGTCTCCCCAGAATATAATGTTTTTATTCATGTCATCGCGATCATTAACTTGCCCGGGCAACACCCAGTAAACATTCTCGTGATGACACTTATCCCAAATTTGCCAATGGAAATTATGTAGTTCACTTTCTATAGTAAACACATAATCACCGATTGCACTCAGTTGATTTATTTTATCTTCAAACCCGAGATATGCAGCATAATCGCAACTTAGGCGATGTGTAGTTAATGCAATTTTAATTTGTATAGAGGATTTAACGTACTCATCAATATGATGTGTTATTGTACATGGCGAATTAAGTTCGAAACGAGGGAACCATTCTAGGTTAACTATGTTACTATCAATATAAAATAAAATCATATTTTATTTAATTGCGTAATCACTGGAGTATAAACTTTATCACGTTCGCAAAATTGATCTATTAGAATTTTTAATTTTGTATTGGACTTATATAGAGAATCAATTACCCAGTAAGGAACTGTATGCTTGTAAAAGTTAGGCGGCAAGTCAGGAATATCGCTTGACAAGTTTAAATTGTATTTTTGATTTATAACTGTAGGGAGATTGACTATGTCGCTGACCTCAAAAAATGTTCCAGTTATTTTTGAATTAATGTAAGCTCGATAGTATCCAGAATGGCAAAACTTTTTAGGCACTGGTATTGCACCTGTTTCTATCCAATTGTTAATAAAATTGATTGCAGCGGTCTCAACATCATCCCATAAACTTTCATTTAAGTTAACTATCTGTTGATCAAACATCAATTCGTGAAAGTCTGCACCTAGCCCACGAAGAATTCTATCATAACTGTTTCTATAAGGAATGTAATAATCTAAATTAGTTGATTCAGTGTCTAGTACCTGTAGATCATTGAGTTGCCCCCAATCCATGACGCTAGTAGCTCGGCATTCTGGAATTACCGCTACAGCAAAAGTCCCGTTAGTAACAACTTTCATTAAACCCTAAACGATTCGCCACAACCACAACGATCTCTTTCGTTGGGATTTGTAAATTCAAATCCTTCGTTTAGTCCGTGGCGTACATAGTCTACTGTGGTTCCATCTAGATACACATGATCTTTTTTATCGATGATGACCATAAAGTTTTGTTGTGCATAATTGATAGTTGAATCAGATATGTTATAGTTGTCAACATATTCAATTATATAAGCAAGACCACTGCATCCAGTGGTTTTGACTCCAAGACGAATTCCAACGCCACCGCGTTTTGTTAATAATGATGTTATTTTTTTGGTCGCGGATTCAGTTAGCGTTATCATATTTTGATCGATAATCCGCTATTGCTGCTTTTATAGCATCTTCTGCAAGTATGCTACAATGTATTTTAACCGGTGGGAGGGCAAGTTCCTTAGCAATTGTGCTATTAGTAATTTCTCGTGCTTGGTCAAGCGTCTTTCCCTTGACCCATTCTGTAATAAGGCTACTGCTGGCGATTGCACTTCCGCACCCGTATGTTTTGAATTTGGCATCTGTTATGACTCCATTAGTATTTACTTTAATTTGGAGTTTCATTACATCACCGCATGCCGGGGCACCGACCATGCCAGTGCCTACACCGGGTTCGTCCTTAGAGAAGGAACCCACATTGCGTGGGTTCTCATAATGATCAATTACCTGTTGAGAATATGCCATTAATTTGGTACTGCAACAACTTGCTTAACGCCAGTTTGCGGATTTACCATTTCTTGCCAATGGTAACCAACGGGCGGTGCTTGCACAACTGTTTGTGGTTGTTGCACGATAACAGGTTGTTGCTCAACAACTACAGTATTTGGCTGAGCTAGTTCATATCCAACTACGCCACCGATTAGTGCAGGAGCAACCCAACATCCGCCGCAACCATAACCACCATGATAGTAGCCGCCGTGCCATCCAAATGCACGATATGGACCGTGTGCTTGCGCTGACGAAATTGAAAAAACAGATATTAAAGATAATGCTAATAATAACTTTTTCATAATATACTCCTTATAAAACAAGTATACA